TTGTTCCCTAAAGAAATAGGAACCTTATAGACGGGGGCTCCACCAGCCTGCGCGGGAGCCGCCTCGAGCTTTTTATTCGCGACCTCCTGCTCAAAATCCTTCTTCCCCTGCTCGTACGCCGCCTTTTTAGCTGTCTCCAGCTGAGACCCAAAAGACGATGCCTGAAGCAGTTGCTCTCCAAGAGCAATCGGGTCCATCTGCCCCCCAATCGCTTTTGCCGCTTGCTCCATGACCAGATCCACATTGAATGATGGATCTTGCGCCTTCCGCTCCAACGCCTTCCTCAAGAGAGACAGATGATTCGTCAAGTATGTCTGATACCACTGTTCCTTGTTTGCCAAGGTCGTATTCATCGCCTGAGCAAACTGCCCGAGCGTCTGATTCATCTGCTGCATGAACTCCTGTCCAAGCGACTGACGAAACTTACCAAACTGCTCAGCCACCGGAAGACCTTCATACTCTTCAAACGTGTTCCGAGTCTGCTGAGGCGGCTGCTCCGTCGCCTGCCGAACCTGCTGCCGACCCTGTCCAGTGAGCTTCGCCCGCAATACCGCCTCAACATCATCACCCCAGAGGGGCTGTACCGTCTGCCACCACTCGTTCCATCGCTGTGCCTGCGTCTGAGCCTCGTCATACTTCTTTTGCAAATCCCCATGCTGCTGTGTCCACTTCCCGTGCTCCGACTGAAGCGATTCATACGCCTTTCCAAGATCGTCAACAGATCCGTACTCTTTCCCGCCAAACTTCAGCGGCTGACCTGTCGATGCACCACCGCCACTCGACACCGACGTCCCCGTCGATGCCGCCGCTGTTCCTGTTCCACTGACTCCGGTAACCGATTCATCCGCCATGATATTCCTGTCTCCCTCAGAAGTTCCCGTTACGGTCCCCAGTTTCCTGGGCATAACGAGTTCTGGTTCGATGTATTACATTCCTGGCATCATTCCCGGGGGCATCCCCGGAGGCATCCCGCCGCCAGCCGACGGGCCACCCATCATCGAACCACCACCGGCCCCTGGAGGCTGTGAGGCACCCGGTCCGCCGGGTGGTCCCTCGAGCAGCACACGCAGAGCCTCGCTCGCAATCATTCCAACGCGAGGGTCCGATTTTGATACTTCCCGAAGCAATTGCACAATCTGTGACATTTTCTCCTGAGTCGTATCTGGCGGTGGTGACTTCTGTCCAAGCATCATCGCCAGCATTGACATCGGTGACGCGCTGTCTGGCGTCACCCCCTGAGAGGCCGTCAATCCTGGAACGGGAGGAGCAAATCCCACAGGAGTTTGCGGCATGTTACATTCCTCGTCCAGACTTTAGACCACGCTTACCAACTGAGAACGTCTTCGTTCCAAGAGACTTGTCCGCCTTATACAGAGACTTCGGACTCCCGACAAACCCCCCGCCAGCCCCACCTGGTGACGCAGATCCCTTGATCACAGACGACTTCCCCCCACCCTTGCTGCCCATCACTGCCTTGACCCCCTCACCCATATATTCCCCCTGTTCAGTTAGACACGCCGTTGATATACCCGTGCCGTCTTCCGATCTCGAGTCGGAGAGAATACACGAGCCGCACGCTTCGGCCCCAATGACCGAGCATCTCCACAATCCCGATGACCTTCCATGTCCATATAGTCACCAGACGAATCACGAATCCCCTGTGCCTTCTCAGTCGATTCGCGTGCTGGCCCCATTGAAGACATCGCCTTCATGACATTTTCCTTGAACCAGTAGGCAACTTTGGCGTCATCTTCTTTTTATTCGCCGTCGCGTAAAAATTACTTTTGCCCTTCTTCGACCCATACCGAGCCACCATTGATCGCATAACAGCATCCCCCTTCCCGTGAAAATACTCAGAAACCGGCATAATTACATCGCCCCTGGAACACTCGGCGGACGCAACTGCCGCACCATCTGATCCGGACTTGGCATCCCCGTCTGCCCTGGCATCCCAACAGGAACACCCTGTTGAGACAATTCATCATTGGAACGATGCGGCTTTGACACAAATTTTCCGCTCTTTTCAAGAGCTTCCCTCAATCCCATCCCAGCAAAAAGAAGAACCGCCGCCGGATTCAACTGCTTCGTCTGCGGGTCCATCAACAGAAGAGACACACGCTGGAACAAATCTAAATCAGATCCGCCATCTGAACCACCCGACATCAGTCCCGGGACTTGACTACCTGGAGGACCACCGGCCCCTGGCGCGCCACCCATTGGAGGACCTTGCATGACCGGAGGCGTAGCCCCACGGTTAAGAAATCCAGGAACACTAGAAAACGGCGATGGAGCAAGCGGCATATTATCCTCCAACTAATCAATCACACACTTACAACTCATGGTCAATAGTTGCACCATAAGACCACCTATTTATTTTTATTCTCATTCATCGCCTACCTGATTTCCCTTTCGGTGGAGGGGGCTGAGGAAGCTTCGCCAACTCTTCCAACCCCTCCTGAATCAGCTCATCCGGATCTCCAAGATCCGCTTCGCCGAGAATTCGACGAACACTTGGAGCAACCCCAGTCGCTGCCCGCAACTGAAGCGCCGCCATCACGCGCTGAATACGTGTACTCGCAAGAGAACTCCCAGGCGTCACCAAAAACTTGAAGTCACGATACATCCGAGATCGCTCCTCAACAGGACGCGCATTCCCTTCATCATCCTGAAGTAACTTTTGCCGCTCAAACGTATACGAAATCCACTCATGACTCGGACCTTGCTGAAATAATATTCTATCGCTTAAATAATATTGGAAGATCCGAGAAATAAGTTTCTGCCCAACACGCCCAAGTAATGATTCGAACCGACGAGCAACAGAACGAATCAGCACTTGACGTGAACTCTGCAATCCCTCTAACCCGGCTCCGGGTCCTGATTCTCCACGAGACCCAGACGGGTCCATATTTCCAGTCAATAAATCGCACAACTGCATCAATGATTGAATCGCCGTTGGAGTCCCAGGATCAGCAGGAATTGGAGCTTGGTACTCAAACTGACGATTCGGCTTCTTTCGAACAATCAATCCAGCATCATTATCAAGTTTATCCCACTGATCCGGGTCGAGCGCATCCGCATCGGCAATCACGCGAAAGTTACTCCCGAGCAACAGATTTTTAATCCACGAATCTCCCATCCGATTGATCGCTTCTTGAAGCCTCTTCAGATCTTGAACCTCTCCAATGCCCCATGGATGATCAAAATCGACATCCCACTCGAACATATCAATGGGCCATTCGCCGTCCCAGTTTTTATTTGCTTCATCCACAAGAATCAAATTACCCACTCGTGTGACGTGCCGCCCCCCGGGAAACAAAAGATCACCCTCCGTATTTATTTGTGGATCATTTATCCAGTAATCACGTAATTCTGCCCGTGGAATCGGCCCTGATTTTCGTGACGCTCCAGGATGATATGGACGCGGCAACATCGCAAGTGCTGCCGAGATTAACGACGTTTTATTCTTTTCAACGTACGAACTCAATCGCTCATCCGGCTGTACCAACGCCCCACGCCCAGGGAATCGCTTTCGAATCTCAGCCAATGATGTAGACGTGTCAATGCGAATATATTGTGCGTGTCGTAAATCAGCACCCGAGGTGACTCCAGGATCAATTTGAACACGACGAGGATCAATAAACGAAAGAGCAATATCATCCTCAATCGGGTCATACATCGTTGAAATAAACCCAGGTCCTATCGTCATTGCAAATAAACACATTCGATAAAACACATCGTCAGTTTCATTCCGATCAAAAATAGCACGTGTCGCGTTGTACAGCACAGATGCAGCTTTTGTCAATTCTGGCTTCTGCGCGCTGATACGAATTTGCGGTTTCATTTCAGTCACAGCACTTACTTTTCTTTTTACCTGATTCTTAATAATATTGACTAAGAAATACGGAGCCCGTTTAATCTTCCACTGATCCCCCTGCACCTGCCGAATATTCTCCTCCCACGGGCGAGCAATCTCCCGCTTCGCCGACTCGGATTCGCTATCCAACGCATCCAGAAACCGAATCAGTGTGAGCTCTTCGCCCTTCGGAGGAAGACCTGCCATTACATCCCCTTCGCCGCACCAAGCCCGGTCGGACAATCAGACGTATGCCCAAACGCCGCGAGCTTGTTAAAGTGACATGGCGCACAACAATACTTTGCCTGAGCAAACCGTGACTTAAACATTCCCCCACATGTCCCACACGGACGTTCCTCATTCGGCTTTTTCCCCGCTTCCCATGCCGCCAGCAAAAACGGAGAAAAGAGCTCAGACCGATCGGACACAATCATGACATACCCAAGAAACATTTGCCATAACGGCACTTGCATCGCTTCTTTCGCTTCACGAATCAACATCTGCGTGTCTTCTGGAAGATACGGAATAAGAACCGCAGCCGCCTTCTCCGGGTCATCGTCCATCACAAAAACAGATCCAGGAGCATTTGACGTAAAATTCAGTTCAGCATTCGGAGGAATATTCAATTCCAACGTGGATCCCCCCTGTTCTCCACCCGCACCAGATCCGAACCGACGCCCAATCTTCGGCACTGCCATACATTCTCCTTTTCATTCCCAGGGTTCATCTTCTCGCCCGCCAACCATCCTACGGAATGTTCTATCACATTCCCATGGTTCTGGCTCCCGCTTCTCTGCCCCAGCAGATAACGTATCGCGTGAGACCAACTTCTGAAGCCCATAATATTTCTCAAAAGATTCGTCATCAGAGGTTAACAGAGCAATCATCCACGAAAGACACCGGTCATCATGATGCCCAGCCACAGCCCCCCATTCATTAGGCCCCTTCTGCACAAACATTTCCAATTCACGCAAGAGTGATTCACTGGCAATATGCACACGACCGTTCACCATCTCATGAGAGGCAAACCCAACGAGCCACGGCTTAGACTTAGAATTCGTCTCCCAGCCCGTTTTTCGGGAATATCGAGGAACAATTTCGTCCCTATACCTCCACACGTAGGTATTTGAATAGCCCATTTTACTTAGTTGCTGATTTGTTCCACCACCGATCCCGTTCGTTTCCACTGCAATTTGCGCAGTGTTGTAATACTTCCCTAGCCAGTACAACACATTCGCCAATTCAAACGGATCGACAGCACGTGACGTCCACTCAGCCACCTGTTTATTTGATCCTCGTTGCAACACGCACGCAACCGATAAATCAAGATCTTCCTCCATCGAATCATCTCGACCTTGGCCCATCGCCACATCCACGCCAATGTCATATGCCTTCCCCTGTTCTGGCTCATCCCAGATCCACAGTTTGCCTTGTGGTGCATCAAGAATCCGTGGACCAGAATGCACCTCAGCCATTCGCATCGGGGGGCGCACTCCATGCCGGAGCTCCCGCAAAGATTTCGCCGGGAACACCTGTGCCCCCGGAGTAACCCATGCATCTTCGACAGTAAGTGGAAACGACTGCCGGAACAAATCCCAATCGTTTCCCAACTCAGAAAGCTTTTCACGCATCCATTTGATATGCCCGGGAGTCAATCCAAATTCAGCAATAATATGCCGTTCGTTTGCAGAAAGATCCAAATGCTCACCCTGACGAAGTGGAATACAATATTCCGGTTGTAAATACCAAGGTACAAATGTAAATGCAAATGCTGTATCACCACGAGCAGAGGCTTCACACAGATCCCGGTACCAGGTCCCTGCCATTTCAGCAGAGGACTCCAAAATAATAATCGTTCCCGGAACCCGATGGACTGCCGGGATGACACCATCAAGAACGAACGCAGGATCTGGATATCGAGCACACTCTGACCCGTGAACAATCTGCCAATTCGAACCTATAGCTATGTTTTTCTTATGAGCCGATTCAACCACGATCCGAGACTGCAACCCTGGATCATGCTTCCGTGTCGCCTGTGACGGGTTCGCAAACACCAATTCCCGTTTGGTAATATAACGACCAACAGGACGGATATCGTCGTCTAAATGATCATAAAATGTCCGTGAAATCTCGAACAACGTCCGCGCCCGCTCAGCCTGGTCAGCAAGCACCAACGCATTCACATGAGGCCAGAGCATGGTTCGCCATGCGACAATTCCTTCAGCTAAAGTTGAGTTATGAGAAACAAACCCCTCGGCAATAAATGTTCCTGTTGTCGTCTGAAGATCAATCATTGTTTGTATTCCTACCGGAGTTATAGATATGACTTTCGGCCAAGCAGTGCCCGACCCGTAACCACGGCCAGGAAGATCCTTGCCGAACCACCAATCGTAATATCGGCTCTTCGTTGGTCTTGTTTGTCCAACAAGCCTAAAAATCTCACCCATTCGCTCAAGTCGAATTTTGCAAATCGGGCGTGACCCAAACTTGCCTCCCGGCACTGCTGGACGTTCATCCACATCAACACGATATGTATAACCACGACATTTCAGATACTGAAGAACCCGATCCAAAACCTCACCAGGAGCCTGCGTAATCGTCAACTCAGCTCCAGTACGCGGTCGTTCGACCCCCCCGCGCCCAGAACCCTCACCATCAATCATCCCGCCGACCCAACCATCCTCATACTCGGGCATACCCCACGGATGCGTAATAAAACGAATATGTTCCCCGATCCGCATTTCATTAACATGTTTCCAAACAGTTCCAACCACAAACGACGCACTACCGTCTCTCTTACTCCTAGTCTTTCGTCTCGTAGACGCCCCACAAAGAAAACGATGGTCTCCAGTCGCCATAAGCGACTCGCCATTGTCTAATAACAAATGGAATGCTGGCTCTACAACCTCACGCCGAGCAACAACAGTTGCACATCGTAACTTCCTCCCTCTTCCCTTACCACCCGGGGGGAATTCATCCGTTGCAATAACCTCATCTCCAACTTCAATATCTTTTGCATATACCCAGGCAAAATTCGTCTTCAGAACCCTAGTTGTCAACGAAACACAGGCACCCACTTGACGACTTTTAAGCCAAATACAGCGTGCAAACCCACGATCTTCCATCTGTTTTTCAATTGATTCTAACAATGGAGTTTGACACGGCCAGAAGTTAAACGGGTTATCACCGATCCGTAACTGCTCGGACGCGAACGCCCGAAAATCCCGGCGATACCGGACAATCTTCTGTGCCGATTGCTGTGCTTCGCCAGGCACAATCCCTGTATCAACCAACCGAGTCACGGGAGACGATATCTCCGTTTCCGACACTGCCCAGAACAAAATCTCGTGTACTGCCCTTTAGAATTAGCTGCGATAACCCGCCCACATACCTCGCATACACATCCTGACCCGACAAACCGGGACCCTAAAGGAAGATCCTTTCCAGGTACACGTTCAGTCTTGACACACTCCATTACGCCAAACTGCTGCCGTCGCCGTGCCTCACCCACGTTCAATCTCCTCCTCGTCATCAACCCAACGCGGAGGCAGAACAATCTTCGTCCCGCTCTCCTGTAATCGAGCCTCCGCCGTAGGACCCAGCTGACGAAACACCGTCTCAAGGCGGGTCACACAACGTTGAAGTTTAATAAACTTCCACACAGCAAATACAATAAGATATACATACGAAACAACAAAAAGAACCAGCAAAATATTATTTACCATGTTCAAAAATCCTTTCCCACCCGAGTCTAAATAACTTCGAGGTAAAACGAATCTGCGAATAGCTCTTCCATGTTCGCGATCCTAACTGTGCCTCTGGGGGACGCACTTGCCCGTACTCTCGAACTTCACGAGCCACATCATCCTTGTGCTCCAAAGCTCGCCGTGCCAGCACACGATCAAGATGCGCAGACCTTGCCATCAACCCTGTTCCTCGATCCCCTCCACCAATTTCAACACATCGGCCGTAGTCGGACGCCCCCCGCCACGCTTCCGTATCATAGTCTTTCCTTCTCCGAGGATATACTTGGCCAACAATTCAGACACCTTGATTTGATCTTGGGGCTCCGACTTATCTGACCCCATCATCGTCACCCAAAACTCAGTCAGCATCACGCGAAGATCTTCTTTCGTAACCTCCTGCTCCTCTGT